TATGGATTAGCGGCGGCTTTTGTAAAAACTTTTGGATAAAATGTTACCAACAAAAAAAGAAACTAGAGAACTAACAGAACAACAAGAAAACTTTCTTACTGCATTATTTGGTGAAGCTCATGGTAGCCCAAAAAAAGCAGGCGAGATTGCAGGGTATGCACAAAATTCATACACTCAAGTTGTTAAAGCATTAAAAGAAGAAATACTAGAGAAAGCAGAATATTCTCTTGCACTTAATTCAGCTAAAGCTGTTATGGGTTTAGTTGAAGCATTAGATGAAGATGGTAAAACTCCCGGTGTTAATATTAGAATGGAAGCGGCTAAACAAATACTAGATAGAGTAGGACTTGTCAAAAAAGATAAAATAGATATTACTGGACAAGTAGCTCATGGAATATTTATACTACCTGCTAAAGATGGAATCAATTAAAAGAAAAGCTAGAGTCATACCTTTTGGATATAAACTAGCAGACGATACAGATTATATTGAACCGGTTCAAGAAGAACTAGATGCTTTGGAAGAAGCAAAACAATATTTAAATAATTGTTCATATCGTGAAGTAGCAAGATGGTTAAGTCAAAAAACAAATCGTTCTATTACACATACTGGACTAAGAAAAATTATAGATAAAAGATGGACATCCCACCACCTAAACCAAAACAAAACCTTGGAAGAAAACGAGGCGTAGAACAAGAAAAAAAACATTTTAGTGTAGCAACTAAAGCAAAGCAAGCGGCTAAGAGAGTTATCAAAAGACAAGATGACAAAATTAAAAAAGCTACTAATGATTTGCACAATGCTAAAAAAAGAAAAGAACAGATTTTTAAAACAGATGATGCTTTAAAAGGAAAAGATTCTGCAGTTATGACAGATAAGGAAGTAGATAAACTTCCTCCAAATGTTCAAGAACATATCAAAGAAAATATTATCTTTGAACCTAATGAAGGCCCACAAATGCAATTTTTGGCTTCATCAGAAAGAGAAGTATTTTATGGAGGTGCAAGAGGTGGAGGTAAATCCTACGCCATGCTTATTGACCCTTTACGATACTGTACAAAAACAAATCATAGAGCATTGTTAATTAGACGTTCAATGCCAGAACTTAGAGATATGATTAATCATTCTCAACGTTTATATGGACAAGCATATCCCGGTGCTAAATGGAGAGAGCAAGAAAAAGAGTGGCGATTTCCTTCTGGTGCTAGAATTGAATTTGGTTACGCAGAAAATTTAACAGATGTTCTTCGTTACCAAGGTCAATCTTATACTTGGATAGGTATTGATGAATTACCACAATATCCTACTCCAGAGATTTACAATTTTTTACGTTCTTCTCTAAGAAGTGTAGACCCTGATATTCCTGTTTATATGCGTGCTACAGGCAATCCGGGTAATGTAGGGTCATTATGGGTCAAAGAGATGTTTGTAGAAAATCTATAACAAGAAGATTTATACCCGCAAAGTTACAAGATAATCCGTATTTAATGCAAACGGATGATTACATGATTATGTTATCATCTTTACCAGAGGTACAAAGAAAACAATTTTTAGAAGGAGACTGGAGTGCATTTGAAAATTCGGCGTTTCCGGAATTTGATATGTCTGTTCATGTTGTTCAGCCTTTTGACATTCCCAGTAATTGGCTCAGATTTAGAACATGCGACTGGGGCTATTCATCTGCGGCTTGCGTTCTTTGGATTGCAGTTGACTTCGATAACAATTTTTGGGTATACAGAGAGCATTATACCCAACGAGTTACAGCAGATGTATTTGCCAGACAAGTCATGGAAAAAGAACACAACGAATATATTCGATATGGAATCTTGGACTCTTCAACTTGGGCAAAACGAGGGGATGCCGGCCCTAGTATTGCAGAGACAATGATTAAAGAAGGTTGTAAATGGAGACCCTCCGATAGGTCACCAAGAAGTAGAGTAGCAGGTAAATTAGAATTACATAGGTTACTAACAAAAGACCCAGATACAGGTCAACCTAAATTAAAAGTTTTTTCTAATTGTATTAATCTTGCTAGAACAATGCCTATGTTACCAGTGGATAAAAATAATCCAGAAGATGTAGACACACATGCAGAAGACCATGCTTATGATGCACTTAGATATGGTGTTATGAGTAGAACTGTACATCCTAAAAGTTATGATGCTAATAGGTATACAGAAAAAGAAAAATTTAAACCGGCTGATAGAGTATTTGGATATTAATGCAGAGACCAGAAAAAATTAAAATAGGTTATAGAGATTATAAACTAGAAGAGTGGAAACAAACTGTTGCTAGTGCAAATGAAGCACAAGGACAGTTTTTTGCTAAAGAAGGTGTAATAGGTTACACTGCAGAAGAAACAGGAGTTTCTCATGCCAACACATTGATACATGAAATGTTACATGCAATTATATATCAATGGAATATGGATTTAGATGAGAAAGTAGAAGAACTAGTAGTTAATGGTTTAGCTAATGGTTTAACAACAATATTTGTAGATAATCCAAAACTAATGGACTATTTAAAAGATAAAATTAAGGAGGGCTAAATGCCACAACCAGTATTAACAAAATACAAACAGGGTGACCTTGGTGCTGATTATCCAAAAGATACACCAGTAGGTGAAAAGTTAGATATGAGTATTCAAGCTAACTATGAAACTAGACCAAATGAATTCCCAAAAAAAACAGAAAACAAAGTTGAAGCATCTTTTTTTAAGATGGCTAACGAAAAGGATTATTAACATGCAATCTATGTACGGAAAAACAAAAATGGCAATGCCAAAAAATACTATGAAAAAATCAAAAATAAAAAAGCCATTAAAAACAAAAGTTAAAACTAAAACAAAAACTAAAAGAATAGGATATTAAAATGCCACAACCAATTATGAAAAAATATAAACACGGCGAATTTGGCGATGAATATGGTATGCATACAAAAGAAAAATTGCAAGGCGATATGAACAAAAAATATAGTCATGGAGAATTATCTGCTGATGTAGGAAAAAAACCAAAAGAAAAAATAGAATCTTTTGCAACAGCAAAATATACGCAAGGCTCACATAATAACTAAGAGTACACATGATAGAAGAAGTTAATATTCCGGAAAAGGAAGAAAATTCTATAGAAGAATTTGCTCTTCCCGGAATAATTTCTGCTCGATTTAAAAGGGCAGAGGATGCAAGATATAGTGACGAACAACGTTGGCTAAAAGCGTATCGTAATTACAGAGGAATCTATAGTTCTGATATGGCTTTTTCTAGCAAAGAAAAATCACAAATTTTTGTTAAAATTACTAAAACAAAAGTTCTTGCTTCTTTTGGTCAATTAATTGAAGTATTATTTGGCACAGGAAAATTTCCTATTGGTGTTGAACCTACTCCTATACCAGAAGGTATAGCTGAGTATGCTCACATTAAACCAGATGAATTAAAAAAACAATCTGAATCAGAAGAAAAAGTAGATAGTCTTTATGGTTTTCCCGGAGATGGTAATGATTTACCACCCGGTACAACTACAGATGAATTTTTAGGCGGTTTAGCAAAACAATTTACAGAAGCAGGATTTGAAGAAGGCCCTGCACCAGATTTAAAATCTATGCCTCAAATAGAACCTGCAGCAATAGCAGCTTCTAATATGGAAAAAATGATTCACGACCAGTTAGAAGAAAGCCATGCGGTTACTATACTTAGACATGTAATGTTTGAAATGTCTCTTTTAGGAACTGGAGTTATTAAAGGGCCATTTAATTTTGAAAAAGTTTCACATAAATGGGATGAAGTAGATGGAGAAAAAATATACAATCCATCAACAAAAACTGTTCCTAAAATTGAAGCAGTAAGCTGTTGGGATTTTTACCCAGACCCAGATGCAATTAGTTTAGATGATGCAGAATATGTTATTCAACGACATATTATGAATAAATCTCAATTACGTAATTTAACAAGTAGACCTTTTTTTAGAGCACAGGCAATAAGTGAGTGTTTAAAAATGGGTGCTAACTATGAACCTAAAAGTTTTGAATCATCACTTAATGATAGAGAAGATGATAGAACAATAGATAAAAATCGTTTTGAAGTTTTTGAATACTGGGGTATTATGGATAAACAACTTGCTGAATTAGCAGGTTTAGATTTAGATGAAACAACAACAGAGCTTGATGAAGTACAAATAAACTGTTGGATATGCAATGGAAAAATTATTAGATTAGTAATGAATCCATTTACACCAGAACGTTTACCTTATCAAGTTTGTCCATATGAAATTAATCCTTATCAATTCTTTGGAATTGGTATTCCAGAAAATATGGAAGATGCACAACAAGTTATGAATGGTCACGCAAGAATGGCTATTGATAACTTAGCACTTGCAGGTAATTTAGTATTTGACGTAGATGAAACTATGCTAGTACCGGGTCAAGATATGTCTGTATTTCCGGGTAAAATATTTAGACGACAAAGTGGTCA